GACCACTGAGCAACATGCTATTGAAATACAAAAACTTATTGATCGTTGGGATATTGATTATATCTATATTGACAGTGCTGCTCAGCAAACAAGGTTCGATCTCGCGCAGAACTATGACATCTCCACCATTAACGCTAAGAAGTCTGTATTGGATGGAATTGGATATGTATCGGGCATTATCGACAACGACAAGCTTTATGTTGACCAAGAATGTAAAGAGTCCCTCAAATGTTTAGATGCTTATCAGTGGGATCCCAATCCTAATCTATTAAAGGAAAAGCCGAAGCACAACATGGCTTCGCACATGGCAGACGGTCTTCGCTATGGATTATATTCATTTCAAACTGCAAATATATCCTTCTAGCGATACCTACTCAAAAATAGTTATTGACAAGTTACCCCAAAGCCGATATAATTCTTTAGATAAAAATTGAGGATTTAATGGAAAATGCCTAAGTTAAAACGTGATGTTGTAAAGTATGTACGGGATAAGGCTAAGTCCAAGTATGAAAAAGGCACCGCTTGTGAGATTTGTAATGAGACAGAGCAGCTTGATTTTCACCACTTTTACAGTTTAACACCATTGTTAAATCAATGGTTAACAAAGAACAAACATAATCCTGAGTATATACAAGCACTTCGGGATGACTTTATAGAAGAGCATCATGCTGAGCTATATGATTACACAGTTACATTATGTCATACTCATCATTTAAAGCTTCACTCAATTTATGGCAAAGACCCGGGTTTAGGCACTGCAAAAAAGCAAATGCGTTGGGTAGAGATTCAAAGAGAAAAACATAATGGCATGGTATAATATTTTTGAGAAAAAACCTGTAGAAGTTGAGGAGAAGTTAAATCCTGCGCAGCTTCACATGGGCAATGATATTAACTCTTCACGAGAGCCAAGCTTTAGTTATGAAAAAGCATATGAAGACTTAGAAATCGTTAATCGCGGCGTAAATATGATCGTTGATGACGTAGCTGAGATTCCTACTCTAGTTTCTAGAGACAATGCTTTTAGGGGCGTAGTTCCAGGTATTAAAAGGTCTAAAGTAGAAGTACTTTTAAACAAGTCTCCTAATCCTTACCAAGATATCAATAGCTTTAAACGTAATCTTATTACTGATTTTTTAATTGATGGCAATATTTTTATGTACTTTGACGGAGCACATCTCTACCATTTGCCAGCAACAGATGTACGAATACATTCTAGCAAAGAAACGTATATCGAAAAGTTTACAATGCATGACATTACTTTTAGTCCAGATGAGATTATTCATATTAAAGAAAACTCTTTTCACTCAATCTATCGAGGAGTTCCAAGACTAAAGCCTGCATTACGTACTATGGTTCTGATGAAAAGCATGAGAGCCTTCCAAGATAACTTCTTTAAGAACGGAGCCGTGCCAGGTTTAGTACTTAAATCTCCTAACACACTTTCGGAAAAAATTAAAGAGCGTATGATGGTTTCTTGGCAAGCAAGATACCGTCCAGACGCGGGAGGAAGACGACCTCTTATCTTAGATGGTGGAATCGAAGTAGATGCGATATCCAATGTAAATTTTAAAGAATTGGATTTTCAAACTTCGATAGATGAGAATGAAAAGATTATTTTAAAGGCGTTAGGAATCCCTCCAATTATGATGGATTCTGGCAACAACGCCAACATTCGCCCAAATATGCGGATGTACTATTTGGAGACTATACTTCCTATAGTCCGAAAAATTAATTATGGACTCGAAAGATTTTTTGGTTTTGAATTACGTGAGGATATTTCCGATATTCCCGCTTTGCAACCAGAACTACGAGATGCTTCAGCTTACTATACTTCACTAGTAAATGGCGGTATTATTACTGCCGCAGAAGCAAGAGACCGATTAGGCTTTGAGCCTATTGAAGGTACAGAAGAAATTCGCGTTCCTGCAAACATTGCAGGATCAGCAACTAACCCAGACGAGGGTGGACGCCCTGTCGAGGAACCGGAGGAATAATGGGAAGTATTAGAAAACGAGGAAAAGTCCTCGAAGCAGTATCAATGGTAATGCTAGAAGAAGGTAAGGTACTCAGTAAGCGTGAGTATGAACATATTGAAACACGCACACCTATTCGAGCAGGCCTTGTACTCAACTTTTTTGGAAGCTGGAGTCGTATGTTAAGTATTTTAGAAGGCTCTCTTCCAGATGTGTGGGCAGAAATTAAGAAGAAGGAAAACCCTCCTCCTAAACCAAAACCTGCCCCGCCTAAAGAACCTAAGCCAGCACCTAAGGCTGCGGTCAAGCCTGCTGTTAAACCAGCAGTAAAAAAGGATAAAGATGATGAATAAAATCTTTAATCTGACGTCTACTTTCAAGACTCATGAGCAGGATGATGGATCTGTGATGATTCGCGGAATGGCAAGCACGGCTGACTTTGATCGCGCGGGTGATTCCATCTCAGCAGAAGCATGGCAAAAAGGTGGACTAAAGAACTTTGAAAAAAATCCAATTATCTTGTTTAATCATGATTATGACAAGCCTATTGGCCGAGCTACTGGTCTGAAATCTGGACCAGATGGTTTGGAGTTAGAATGTAAGATTAGCAAGTCTGCACCCGCTAATGTTGCAGAACTAGTTAAAGACGGTGTTCTTGGGGCCTTTTCCGTAGGTTTCCGAGTCAAGGATGCTGATTATATTAAGGAAACCGACGGACTTATGATTAAGGACGCTGAGTTGTTTGAGGTATCTGTAGTATCTGTGCCATGCAATCAATCGGCCACTTTTTCGCTCGCGAAGTCTTTTGACTCTTCTGAAGAGTACGAAGAATTCAAAAAAACTTTCACAAATCGTGTAGATCTAGCAGGTCAGTCTCTGGCTAAGGATGAAGATATTACTTCGGGAATAGCTAGTGACCACACACCTCAAAGCGCGGAAATTAATTCCGCAGATCAGGAGATCAAGATGGATAATCAAAACATCGACTTGGAAGCTTTTGCAAAGAAGGTAGCTGAAGATACAGCTGCTAAGATTGCTATGAAGCAAGCCGAGCAAAAAGCAGCTGATGAAGCAGAAGCAAAGGCATCCGCCGAAGCAGAAGTTGAAAAAGCACAGGCTATTGAAGCCGAAGAAATCCGCGTTAAAACGGGCGTACAAACTGGCGTTGAAGCTCTTATGGCTGACGTTCAGAAGCAGCTTACCGAAAAAGACGCAAAAATTGACGAAGTACTTAAGCAGTACAAGTCTGAGTTGGAAGAGAAATCAGCAGAAATCGATGCTATGAAAAATAGCAAGAAGACTTTTTCTGACCGTTCTGGTAAAGGCGATATTACTAAGTGGGGCCAGGACTTTATGACTGCTCACCTTCTTGGTGTTATGACTCAAAAAGGTATGAATACTTCTTTTGCTCAAGACCTTCAGGAAAAAGCTGGTATCGATTATACTACTAACGCAGCAGACATCGATCAGGAAGTTTCTAATCTCATCGAGAAAGAAATCATGAATGAGCTGAAAGTAGCTCGTTTGTTCCGTGAAATCCCAGTTAATGGTGCAGCAACTGTACTTCCTATCCAGCCTGACGTTGACGCAGCTGCATGGGCAACTGCCGCTACTGGCGGAAACTTGCAGAACCAAGGTAACTCTGGTGGCAATGCTAACAAGTTCCAGCCTAAGCAAGTAATCTTGAATGCTTACCGTCTCGTTTCTAGTTCTTTCATGGACAACGACGTTGACGAGCAAGTACTCATTAACTTGATGCCTATGATCGTTGAATCAGTAGCTCGTGCTCACGCAAAAGCTGTTGAGTCTGCATTCATTATGGGCGGTGGTTCTATCACTGGTCTTGACGGCTACGCAGCTACTCACTCTGGCAAGATTGACCTTGATGGCGCTTCTATCGCTACAGGTAACTCTGCTAAGATGACTTCAGCTATGTTGCTTGGTGCTCGTCAGGGCATGGGTAAGTATGGTCTTAACCCAACTGATTTGGCCTACATCGTAAGCCAGAACAGCTACTACGATCTGTTAGAAGATGCTAGCTTCCAGACTCTGGATGAAGTAGGATCTGATCTTGCAGCACGTGTAACTGGTACTATCGGAGCCGTTTACGGTACTCCAGTAGTTGTATCTGATCAGTTTGCAGCAGAAGCTGCGGCTGGACCAGCTGCATTTGCATGTTACACTCGTAACTATGTAACTCCTCGTCTTCGCGGTGTAACCGTTGAGCAGGACTACGAAGTTATGAACCAGCGTCGAGTGATCGTCGCTAGCCAGTCTCTTGGTTTCGAGGAAATCAATGCCGGCTCTGGTGCTGACCAGCCCGTAGTGAAGATTGACTTCATTGCTTAATACTTAAAAAGTATAGAAACGAGGGGGAGTTTATCTCCCCCAAGTTTTTACTAATGGACTTATAAATGGCAAACTTGATAGACATAGATACATACAAAATTTCGGAAGCTATCGTAAGTACGAAAGATGACTCTCGTATTAATACTTTGATTGCATCTGTAAGTCAATTAGTAAAAACTTATTGCGGTAACAGTATTGTTGACCACTACTCCTCAAATAAAGTAGAAACATTTAGTATTAACTGGGCTACTAATTTAGTACAACTAACAGAAACTCCTTTAGTTTCAATTGTGTCTGTAGAGGAAAGGGATGATTACAGTTCTAGTTATACTACTGTTCCCGCCACCGAGTACTTTGCAGATACTACCTTAGATGTAATATATAGGGTAAGCACACAAGGTGGAAAGAAGAACTGGCCCGGTGGACCAGCTGCTGTTAAAATTACTTATAAAGCAGGCTATTCAGATTGTCCTGCAGATTTACAACTAGCTGTAATTGACTTAGTCACTTACTATTTGAAAAACGAACATAAAGCACGTCAAACTATGCAAGGAGCAAGTATTCAAAATAATACTTCTTCAAGTCAACGTGATAATGTAGCGTTCCCAGACCACATTAAAAGGGTCTTGGATCTATATAAGAACTTTTAGTGAGTACTCAAAGTCTTTTAGCTTTTCTGACTAAACTTGATAAAGAGTTTACAGAAAATACTCCAGAGTCTAAAAGATTGGAGTACAATTTAAATACACATACATTCACGTATGATCAAAATGTATTTATAGATGAAATGTTAGGAGAATTAAGAAGCAAATCTATAAGACTTACGAAAAAAAGAGAGACGGAAGTAAAAAGATTAGCGGGATTTTTTAGTAGAGATTTGTATAATGCTTTATCAAAGATAAATGAAACAGCAAAAGCAAAGAATGGGGTAACTCGATTTAAAGGAAGTGAGATTTCTTTTTCTTTTGTATTCACTACTGATATAAGAACAGGTAAAACTCCTAATAACTGGGCACAAGGCCAAGCAGATGTTTTTGACAAGATAAAAGTCTCTTATTCAGATGCATACAGGAAATTCTTTTTTGGTATTAAAGCAAGTTTTGCAAAAGGTTCCAAAGCACTACAGAAGTTTAATAAAAACTACAACCTTAGAGAAGAACAAGATATACAGAGCAAGGGAAAAATGGGACATTCTGGACACGCCGAAGGAGAGGGTGTCATAGAAACAATGACAAGAGAGTTCTTTGATAAACATGCAAGTACTGTTTACAGTAAAGGTGTAAATTCTACTCCTTTAACAGAATCACAATTATTAAGTGATTTGAATAAAATGGGAGTTGATATTACTTTCATGAGAAGTACCTCAGATATGACACAAAATATATCTTTGATAGGTGCTGGAGGAAATATTATTGCCGGTTCAGAGATGAAAAAGTTATTAAATGAGGCAAAGAAAAGAATTAAACAAATATTAGATAATCCTGCTATGCTTAATAAAATGATGGATTTAGAAGGTTCAGACAGCTTCAGAACTATAAAAAAGAAACAAACACGTAAAAAGGCCACAGAACCTTTTAAGAAATTAAAAAATCCAGATATAACAGTTAGTGCAAAAGACCTAACTGTAAAACACAGTAAGAAAACTGTAAAAACTGAGAAAAATAGTAAAGGTAGAAAAGGCGTCAAGCCAAAAGGTAGTATAGCCGTAAAAGGCTTGGCGGCTCTAGCTTCTACTAAGAAAACAAAAAGAAGACCTACACAAAAGTCTCCTTTACAAGATATGTTGAAGCTAGCAGTACAGATAAATAGTAAACTGCCTCAAACAGTAAGAAAGAATATGGGAACACCCGCACTGAACAATGTAACAGGAAGATTTGCAAATAGTACTCAGGTAACAGATGTGCAAATAACTCCAAAAGGTTTTCCGAGTGTAGGTTATACATATCAGAAAGGTCCTTATCAGGTTTTTGAAGAAGGATTAGGAAGCCCTCCGTGGGCAAACGGGTATAGAGACCCTAGAGAATTGATAGATAAGTCCATTAGAGAGATAGCAGCAGAGATGGCTCTAGGCAGAATATACACTAGGAGAGTTTAATGAGAGCATATACTACAAGACGTTTAGGTATTACTAATGCTCTAGCTGAAAAGCTAAAAGACATAAACGGGCAAGGAGCTTTTCTTACTGATTTATCAGGAAATGTTTCCCCTCGTTTAAAATTTTGGGATGAAGTGGAAGAGTTTCCCACCGTTCACCTAAATGCCGGCGCTGAGACTAGAGAGTATCAAGGAGGCGGCTATAAAGATAGGTTTTTATCTGTTACAGTAAGATGTTATGTTCGAGAAGAAGATGCAGTAGCAGCACTAGATGCCTTATTAGAAGACGTGGAGACAGTATTAGAGGAAAACTCAGTACTGGAATATCAGGATCGTACTAGTACGAGCCAGTTTACACAACAAATCACTGTAGTCAGTATCGATACTGATGAGGGTGTACTTGAACCTTTAGGCGTCGGAGAGATGGTTATAGAGGTTCGTTATTAGAAAATGCAGGCAAGAGCAAACGTTCACGTCCTAGCCTTTTCAAGATAATCATAGGAGAATAACTATGGCTGATCAATTATATTTTAGCAGAGATACGAAAGTATTCATTAAGGTAGGCACCGCTGTTTGGGAAATGCCTGTTCTTGATGGATTTTCATTCTCACAAGCAACAAACGCGTCAGAGGTAACTCTGTCCGAAATGTCAGGTACAGGTGGCTCAAGCCGTCGTGGACGACGAATGTTTACCGATTCATTCGCACCTGCAGAGTGGAGTTTTTCTACTTATATGCGTCCTTTTACTACAACAGGTACTGGAGATGGAAAAGTTTCCGCAACTGACGGCGATCATCACGGAGTAGAAGAAGTACTTTGGGCATTGCTAGCAGGTCCTGCACACTATCAAGGCTACGAGTTTAAAGACGTAGCTGGTGGAACCGCCTATGTTAAACATGACGGTACTTCAGGCGAGATTGACTTTGGTCAGTCTAACAAAAGTACTCTAGGTGTAGCAGACATCTTTTTTGTAATGGGTGGAGCTGATGATACAAAAACTGTTTATAAGATTGCAGATTGTGTTGTTAACGAAGCTTCTGCAGACTTTGATATTGATGGTATTGCAACTATTAACTGGTCCGGCATGGGTTCTATTATTACCGATGAAGGTACTACAGTTCCTACTCGTACTGTTTATGAAGGTATTAGTGCAACAAACAACTTTATTCGTAACCGACTAACTACTCTTACTGCGGGTAAGTATGGTACTCCTGCACTAATTAATGCTGCTACACAACCTGTATCTGGTAAGCGTTATAAGATTACTGAAGTTGGTGATACTAACTGGACTGCAATTGGAGCTTCTGCAGCGACTGTAGGTATTGAGTTTGTTGCAAACTCTACCACTGCTTCAGGTACCGGCACAGGTAAAGCAGCATTAGAGTCTGAGTATGGCCTAGTATTAACAGGCGGTAATGTTACTATTACCAACAACATTTCATTCCTTACTCCAGAAACTCTTGGAAGTGTGAACCAGCCAATCGGTCACGTTACAGGTGCTCGTTCAGTCTCAGGTAGCTTTACTTGTTACTTGAATAATGATACGGATTCAAGCGCAGAGTTGTTTGAAGATCTCTTAGGCGATACTACCACGGTTACAAATAATCACCGTTTAGTATTTGCTATTGGTGGAACCACACCTAACTTACCTCGTGTTGAGCTGTCAATGTTAGATTGTCACCTTGAGCTACCTTCTCACTCGATTGATGATGTTATCTCTCTGGAGACTACGTTCCACGCACTACCTAGTGCAATTGACAAGACCGACGAACTTACTGTTAAGTACTTTGGTAAGGATGTTGTGTAAGGTAGAAGGTACGTAAAAATATTTCTTGACATAGAAGGTCTTTTGGACTATACTATGAAATAGAAAAAGTTAGAAGGGGCTCTTTTTCGAGCCCCTTTTATTATACGGAGACAAATGGCTAATTACAACTTTAAAAATGAAGCGGAGGTCTATATTGATGCAGGTGCAGGAAAAATAAGACTAGACGTAACTAAGGATTTAAGTTTTAGCCAAACTTTTACGGATAACACGTATGAGCAAAAAACTCTACATGCTCCGCAAAACTTGCATGACGCTTCCAACATTACGAAAGCCAATGCAGCAAATTTTAGTTTTACTATTCCAGCAATTACAGAAACAGCGCTGGATACAGTTTTTAATTTACTAGTTAATTTTAAAGCAGGTACTTATACTTTAAATACCTTTACAATGTACATAAAATTACCTAATGATGTTTACAGGCTGGAAAATTGTGTTATAACTAATGGGACATTCATAATTGAGAAATTAGAGAATCTCAAGTTGACAATTGCCGGAGAAGCATCAAGATTAACAAGAGGAAACAGTTCTTTTACTTCTTTTTCAGGAGGAACAAGAACTCCTCAGTATATGAAAGACTTGTCAGTGTTTATGTCTACCACCAACTTAACAGAAGGTGTGTTTTCTGTCGCTGTAGAGCTTCAAAATAACATTGAATGGACTCCTTACGAAACTGTCAATAAAGCATTGAATATTGGTAATACTCATAATGTCAATACTACAATGTACCCCTCTAATTTCACTTTAAAGAAGCGGATTGTCTCCGGTTCTGTTGGCCAGTATATACTGGATACATTTAATTCCGATGTACAAAATTGGAAACAAAATATACCAGTACTTATAACAGCAGGAAACGGATTAACAGGAAACGACTTTAGAGGATTTAAATTTAATTTTAACAAGTGTTCTTTTACTAACCGAAATAATGTAGGGGACGTATTTACACAAAGTTACGATTGGATTTCTAACGACAACACTACCAACCTTGGTAGTAAAATTACTTATAACTAAACGCAATTAGGAGCAACAATGGATTTAAAAAAATTAATGGTCGATACAAAATCAGTTTGGATTGACTTCCCCGGATTGAAAGGCTTTGAAGTAGAAGTAGCAAACCTTTCGCGAAAAGAACTAACAGGACTTCGTAAAAAGTGTACTTCTACAAAGTTTGATAGAAAAAGTAGACAAGCTATCGAAGACCTAGATGAAGAAAAGTTTATTGTAGAGTTTACGAAAGCAGTTGTTAAAAACTGGAAAGGTTTAACACTAGCACATCTAGAAACTTTGATTTTAGTAGATATTGACGGACAAGATCCCGATCAAGAATTAGAGTACACACGTGATAACGCTGAAACTCTCGTAAGTTCATCAACAGAATTTGATACATGGCTAAACGAGGTAGTCTTTGATCTCGATAACTTTCGTACAGAGCGAAAGGGACCAACTCCTAGAAAGGTTGGAAAGGTATCTCAAGACTAGTGATGGAAAAATGACGAGAGATCGTTATTTGAAAATGTGCGAACAGCTAGGGAAAGATCCCGATCCAAAAGAAATACCTCCTGATATGGAGGATTTTCCAGAGATAGCAGTATTAGCCATGACTACATTTAGTCACTTAGGAGATAGAGTATACCCAGATATAGGATACATGGGTAAAGATTTTACAAATTTACCTTACTATATTGAACAATACGGTATAGAGGATCAACAGTTATTTTTAGAGATTCTAACTTATTTAGAGTCAAGAGCAATCGAAAATTCTCAAGAAGCATTAAAAAGAGAAAGAGATAAGCTAAAGAGAAAAAAATAGTGGCCGATACAGTCTCACTTACGTTTAAAATTCGCCAAGATGGATCTCTTGCTTTAATTGGTCAAGAGGCTGAAAAAACTGCTAAGTCAACAGACAAAGCAACTAAAGCCTCTAGTAACTATAGTAAAGGTCAAAAAGGTGTAGCCCAAGCGGGCATGAACGGTACCAAAGCTTTCTCCAAGATGCGTAATGAAATCGGAGGAGGAGGAAGCGGTTTAGTAGGCGCTTATGCGGCTTTAGCTGCTAATCTATTTGCTCTTACGGCACTTTTTGGAGCCTTATCAAGAGCTTCTAGAGCAACTCAACTTGAAGACGGTTTAATATCTCTAGGACAAGCTAGCGGCTTAGCCATGCATACTCTTGCGAAAGGCTTGGTAGATGCTACGGATGCCGCAATTAGTTTAGAAGAGGCTATGAGATCTACTGCAGTAATTACAAGTGCAGGCATAGATCCCGGTTCTATAGAGAGATTTGGTAAGGTTGCAAGAGGCGCAGCACTAGCTCTAGGTAGAGACACTCAAGATGCTATAAGCCGACTTACTCGAGGTATTACAAAACTAGAACCAGAACTACTAGACGAATTAGGTATCATGGTGCGTCTTGATGAAGCTTCAAAAGACTATGCAGAAAGTATAGGTAAAAGTGTCTCTGATTTAAGTAGATATGAAAAATCCCAGGCATTTTTAAATGCGACTTTAGAAGAGGGGGAAAGAAAGTTTGGAGCCCTATCAGATGTAGATGTTAATGTTTATGATCAATTAGCGGCTGGATTGCAAAATTTAGCAAAAAGTGGTATAGGAGGATTGGCCAAGTTAATAGAGCCTATAGTAGGTTACTTATCCTCAAGCCCTACTGCTCTCGTCGGAGTATTGGGTTTATTTGCTTCTACTATAACCGGAGCCGTGGTGGGAAGTCTTTCAGATATGGCGGAAAATACGGCAGCTAATACTGCTGCTACCGTTGACTTCTCCGCTGCAACAATAAGTCAGGCAACAGGTTTAAATAGTACTAGTAAGACTCTAAAAAGATATGTGAGAGTTCTCGAAGAAGGCGGAGACGTACTGGGGGAGTATGAAAGAGCTATAGCTGGACAAACACAGTCTATACAGACTGCAACGGCATGGAACCAGGCCGGAAGCATTTCACAAGAAGAAATGAATCAAAAACATGCCAATGCAAAACTAATCATAGAAGATTTAGCAATTGCTACTCAACAGCATGCCCTTTCTCAAGTTCAAGATGCATCAGCTTCTGCTTTATTAAAATTTTCTCAAGGTGATCTTGCAGGCGGGCTTAAAGATACTTTGAAAGTTTTAAAAGGCGTTGGTACAACAATGAAAACGTCTATTTTGACAACAACTAGCCTTAAAACGGCTTTTTCAGGTTTAGGCGCTTCCGCGAAAGCAGCAGGAGTAGGGCTAAAAACTCTAGGAGGAGCTTTTATGGCACTACTAGGCCCTATCGGTATGGCGTTTAGTATAGGTACTATGCTATTTGATATGTTAAAAAGTTTGGCAAACTCTTTTCGATCCGAAGCTTCCTTAGAGTACTCAGAAAAAATAGAAAACATGAACGAAACCCTAAAAGAACTAGGACCTAACTTAAAAGAGGTAGATGCCGGTTTTAGTGGTCTTTCTAATAAAATCTATGGAGCTACAGCTTCTTATATAGCTCTAAATAATGTTCTAAGTCAGTTCAATAGTAAGTTTGCCGAAATGGCAGCTTTAGCAACGACAACCGGAGATTATGGGCCTTTGATAGATGTGCAAAGGGCCCTCATAGGTAACAGTGTTGAATTAAGTCAAAAATTTGAACAGTTCAAAAAAGACAATCCTGATGGATACGGTCTTTTTGTGAGTGCAGAAGATGAATCAAAAGCTACTACAAGATTTTTAGCTCAAGTAACAAATATGACAGGTCATGTAAAAGCTTTAGATGGTGCGTCTACGGGAGCCAAAGATGCAATAACTTCGTTTATTAACTCTTCCAGGGTAAAAACAGATGTAGATGAGGTTTTAGGTGCTATTAGTGCCTTAACTGGCAGTATACTAAAAGAGAATGAGAATAATGTTTTAGAGGTAATTCCCGAGTTAAAAGTAGATGATAATTTTAGCGAAATGCTGAATAAAGCTATAACTGGAGATATGGCGGTTGTTTATGGTCTTACAAAACAAAAAAATGAACTAAACAAGCAAGACCAAAAAAGATTAAAATTAGTTGAAGCTACAAATAAAGGAGAGAAAAAACTTGCAGAGTTAATGACCTATGTTAATCAATATGAAGGAGCTACGCAACAACTTTATTTGGATAAGCATAAGGCCAAATTAAAGGAAGTACAGGCTAATAGAGAGGCTTTGGCCTTAGCTAAAGAGGAGTCTTCAGAAGCCGC